AGAAATTCATCTGTGTGGATTTCTTTACAACAGTTTTGGAAGAGAGAACAATACGTTTAACACAGTGTGAATAGTTTTTTGAACAGAGGTGAAAACCATGTCTAAAAAACCAGGAGGACCCGGAAAGAACCGGGTCGTTAATATGCTGAAGCGCACATCCCGCGCTAGCCCTTTGCAGGGCTTGAAGAGGATGATTGGAAATCTGCTGGATGGAAGAGGTCCATTAAAAATGGTTCTTGCCATTCTGACATTTTTCCGTTTTACAGCAATAAGGCCCACCACTGGACTCTTACGCCGATGGGGCCTTATGGAAAAAAAAGAGGCAATCAAGCACCTGAGCAAGTTCAAGAAAGATCTTGGACAGATGTTAATGATTGTCAATCGGAGGAAAAACAACAAACGAGGAATGACAACAACAGCTATCAGTTTGGTTATGCTGGCTACTACTATGGCAGCGCGGCTCTCATCTTTCGATGGGAAAGTTCTATTGTCAGTCAACAAGACGGACATAGCTGAACCCATTGTGATCCCGACTGCCAAGGGTGACAACAAATGCGTAGTGAGAGCACTGGATGTTGGGTACATGTGTCAAGATGACATCACATACGAGTGTCCCAAACTAGAACCCGGATACGATCCTGAAGACATTGACTGCTGGTGTGACAAAGAATCCATCTATGTCCACTATGGGACGTGCACCCAGACACGTGGGCGCAGAAGAGGCAGGAGGTCAATCAACATTGCCCCACACGGAGAAAGCACTCTGGAGCACAGGAGCACACCGTGGATGGATGGAGCAAAAACGAGACGATACCTGTCAAAGGTGGAGAACTGGATATTGAGAAACCCAGGCTACGCCATCGTTTCGGTGGCTTTGGCGTGGATGTTGGGAAGCAACAGAACGCAGAAGGTGGTGTTTGCACTGCTGCTCTTGATGGTAGTCCCAGCATACAGTCTTAATTGCTTGGGAGTGCAAAACCGCGACTTTGTTGAAGGATTATCCGGTGGAACATGGGTGGACATAGTCCTTGAGGGAGATGGCTGCGTCACCATCATGGCAAAGGACAAGCCAACATTGGACGTGAAGATGATGAAAATGGAAGCTAAAAATATGGCCGACGTGAAGACATACTGCTATCTAGCAACAGTCACAGACGTTGTCACAGTGGCAAAGTGTCCGACCAATGGGGATGCCCACAACCCAAAATCCATGGACAACACGTATATATGCAAGAAATCACTGATTGACAGAGGATGGGGCAATGGATGTGGATTGTTTGGGAAAGGAAGTGTTGAGACCTGCGCAAAATTCACTTGTACCGGGAAGACAACTGGAGCCCTAATCCAGAAGGAAAACCTGGAATATGAGCTTGCCGTGTATGTTCATGGGCCAACGGCAGTTGAGCATCATAAGAATTACACGGTGCAGCTGGCAGGGAAACATGCAGCGAGGTTCGTGATCACACCAGCCACCCCAACATTTACAGCTGATTTGGGTGACTACGGAACAGTGACCATGGATTGTGAACCCAGGTCGGCAATTGATACCGAGAGGTTCTACGTTATGACACTGGGGAGCCGGAGTTGGCTGGTGAATAAGGAATGGTTTCATGACTTGGATCTGCCGTGGAGCAGTCCATCCAGCGAAGCATGGAAGAACAGAGAAACACTAGTCGAATTTGAGGAGGCCCATGCCACAAAACAAAGTGTGGTTGCTCTAGCAACGCAGGAGGGTGCATTACACACAGCCTTATCTGGTGCGATTCCGGTTGGAGTGAGTGGGAAAACACTCACATTAACATCAGGGCATTTGAAATGTAGGATGAAGCTTGAAAATCTGAAGATCAAAGGAACAACCTATGGTATGTGCAAGAATAAGTTTACTCTTGCACGGACGCCCACAGATACTGGTCATGGAACAGTAGTTGTTGAGGTGACATACACAGGGAATGATGGGCCATGTAGGATCCCTATATCCATGTCTATGAACCTTCATGACTTGACTCCAGTAGGAAGACTAGTGACAGTGAATCCCTTTGTTCCCACATCAGCACAGAACCAGAAGATCCTGGTTGAGTTGGAACCGCCATTTGGAGACTCCTTCATCCTATTGGGCACGGGAAGCAACCAGATCCAACATCACTGGCACAGAGAAGGGAGCTCCATAGGCAGCGCCTTTAAAGCAACCTTAAAAGGAGCGCAAAGAATGGCTGTGTTGGGAGATGCAGCATGGGACTTTGGCTCAGTTGGTGGCTTTTTTGACTCACTTGGAAAAGGGGTGCACTCAATGTTTGGAGGAGCTTTTAGAGCCCTCTTTGGAGGGATGTCGTGGGTGTCACAGATGATGATTGGTGCCCTGCTACTGTGGTTGGGAGTAAATGCAAGAGACCGCTCAATTTCACTCACGCTGTTAAGCGTTGGGGGTGTGCTACTGTTCCTCGCCATGAATGTGCACGCTGATACGGGATGCGTGGTGAACATGGCTCGGAGAGAACTGAAATGTGGGAGTGGTCTGTTTGTGCACAATGATGTGGAAACCTGGAGAGACAACTACAAGTATCATCCTTCCACACCACGCAACTTCGCTAAGATCATTCATGAGAGTTATTCAAAGGGAGTGTGTGGAGTACGATCAGCAAGTAGGATGGAACACGAGATGTGGAGACGCATAGCCCCAGAGTTGAATGCCATTCTGGAGGACAACGCCATTGATCTGAGTGTCGTAGTGGAGGAACAAAAAGGGCGATTTCAACGTGGACACAAGAGACTTGAGTACACAGATGAAGAGCTGGAGTTTGGGTGGAAAAAATGGGGGAAAAGCTTCCTTATCAAACCCAAAATGGCTAACAACACATTCATAGTAGACGGTGAGGAATCCAAGGAATGCCCGACAGAGAAGCGAGCTTGGAACTCGCTGAGGATCGAGGACTATGGTGTCGGAGTAGTATCGACCAAGGTGTTCCTCGAAGTGTCAAAGTCACGGACGAATGTGTGCGACGCGGCAATCATTGGTACAGCTATAAAAGATGACAAGGCCGTCCATAGTGACCTCGGCTACTGGATAGAGAGTAAAAATAATGGAACATGGGAATTCAGTAGGGCTGTCCTCGGAGAAATAAAATCATGTCTATGGCCAGAGACCCATACCCTGTGGAGCGATGGAGTGATTGAAAGTGAGATGTTAATCCCCCCTGAAATGGCAGGGCCTAAGTCACACCACAATAAGAAGCGCGGATACAAGACACAGACTAAGGGTCCATGGGATGAACCAACCCCCATTGTGGTTGAATTTGATTATTGTCCAGGCACTACGGTGACCGTAACATCTTCTTGTGACAAGCGCGGGGCCTCACTGAGAACCACTACAGCCAGTGGGAAAATTGTAAGAGATTGGTGCTGCAGGGACTGCACATTGCCTCCCCTCAGGTTCATGACAGGAGGGAGTTGTTGGTACGCTATGGAGATTAGACCCACAAAGGAATCAGAGAACACCATGATTAAATCAATGGTTGTGGCCGGACATGGGTCTAGTATGGAACCGTTCCAGCTTGGACTTCTCTTAGCTTGCATACTAACCCAAGAAGTGTTGCGGAAAAGAATGACCCGGCAGTTGGTGTTGCCTACGGCAGTGCTCCTGCTAGCGTGTTTCATGGTAGGAGGCTTTTCCTATGCCGATTTCGTGAAATATCTGTTCCTAGTGGGATGCGCTTTTAATGAATCAAACAGTGGAGGGGACGTCATACACTTAGCCCTGGTGGCTGTATTCAAAATCCAGCCAGCAGCTTTGATCGGAATGTTTTTCCGCAAACAGTGGACTAACAGAGAGAACCTGCTGCTGGTTGTGTCAGCTGCGATGTTGCAACTCATGGTTGATGAAGTGAACATCAGTCTGATGAGCTTACTGAACAGCATGTCTTTAAGTTGGATGATATTGCGGGCATGCATGGTAGGAAACACCTCCACTGTTGCCATACCCATTCTATCTGCCCTGTCACCTCCAATGAATTGGCTTGGGATCGATGTGTTCAGAATGTTACTGCTAATGATAGGAGTGGCTGTTCTGATCAACGAGCGGAATACTGGGAAGGCAAAGAAGAAAGGAGCCTATCTGCTATCGGCAGGCTTGAGCACATATGGGTTGTCTCCGTTGATAATGGCTGGCGGACTCATGCTGTCCCGAGGGATGACAAGAAGAGGTTGGCCTGCCAGTGAGGTGCTGACAGCCCTGGGAATGATGTTCGCCTTAGCAGGGACAGTGGCTAGGATAGATGATGGCTCAATGGCCGTTCCATTAGCTGTCATATCCATCCTGTTCACGGCATATGTCGTTTCAGGACGTTCGACAGATATGTGGCTAGAAAGATGCTCGGACATATCATGGGATGATGAAGCGAAAATTACAGGAACGAGCCCACGCTTGGATGCCGAGCTAGATGACAATGGCGATTTCAAACTCATCAATGACCCTGGACTGCCAGCCTGGTTGTGGATGGCCCGGATGGCTCTGTTAGCAATGGCCGCCTCCAATCCATTGTTAATACCAGTTGCCCTAATGGGTTATTGGTTGACCACACGACTGCAAAAAAGGGGAGGAGTCCTATGGGACGTTCCTTCACCAAAGACATTTCAGAAGCCTGAGTTGAAACCCGGAGTGTACCGAGTGATGTCACGTGGTGTGTTTGGAAGTTTCCAGGCAGGTGTTGGAGTGATGTATGAAGGAGTGTTTCACACCATGTGGCATGTGACACAAGGAGCCGCCCTGCGAAATGGAGAAGGACGAATGGTTCCGGAATGGGGAAGTGTGAAGGATGACCTCATTTCTTATGGTGGTGGATGGAAACTGTCAGGAAAGTGGGATGGAACCGAGGAAGTTCAAATGATAGTGGTTGAGCCAGGAAAGCCGGTCGTAAACCTGCAAACAAAACCAGGAATTTTCAAGACACCGCAGGGAAGTGTGGGAGCTGTGACTCTTGATTATCCGCGAGGTACCTCGGGTTCACCAATAGTGAATAAAGATGGCCAGGTGGTTGGGTTGTACGGAAATGGACTTGTGCTTTCTGATGGCACGTATGTGAGTGCCATATCTCAGACAGACCGACAGGAAGATGTCATGCCCGAGGCGTTTCACCCAGACATGCTAAGGAAGAAGGAACTTACAGTCATGGACCTACATCCAGGATCAGGAAAAACACGGAAAGTCATTCCGCAAATAGTACGTGAGGCAGTGAGGCAAAGATTACGCACAGTCGTGCTAGCACCAACGAGAGTCGTGGCAGCAGAAATAGCTGACGCTCTCAGGGGGCTCCCTGTCAGATATCAGACCACAGCTGTGAAGCAGGAACACACAGGCACAGAGATCATTGATGTCATGTGTCATGCCACTCTCACCCAACGCCTGCTAACTCCAACAAGAGTTCCAAATTACAACCTCTATGTCATGGATGAAGCACATTTTACAGATCCAGCAAGCATAGCAGCTAGAGGGTACATAGAGACCAAGGTGGAGTTGGGAGAGGCAGCTGCTATTTTCATGACTGCCACTCCACCAGGAACAAGAGATCCATTTCCAGAATCTAATGCCCCCATCATTGACACAGAGATCCAGGTGCCTGACAGAGCCTGGAGCTCAGGAAATGAGTGGATCACCGAATATGATGGAAAGACAGTGTGGTTTGTTCCAAGTGTGAAGACAGGAAATGAGATAGCAATGTGTCTCATAAAAGCTGGGAAGAAGGTGATCCAGCTCAACCGAAAGAGCTATGACACAGAATATCAAAAATGCAAAACAACAGAATGGGACTTCGTGATCACCACAGACATCTCAGAAATGGGTGCTAACTTCAAGGCAAGTAGGGTGATTGACAGCAGGAAATGCGTGAGGCCAGTGGTGCTTGAAGAAGGGGACGGACGAGTGCTCCTCAACGGACCGATGCCAATCACAGCTGCGAGTGCCGCTCAAAGAAGGGGAAGGATTGGGAGAGACCCAAACCAAGTCGGAGACGAGTACTTCTTCGGGGGTGGCACCATAGAAGATGACAGTAACCACGCTCACTGGATGGAAGCCAGGATCCTGTTGGATAACATGTGGTTGCAGAACGGTCTGGTCCCTCAGCTCTACAAACCAGAAAGAGCCAAGGTGTTTACGACTGATGGAGAGTTTCGTCTGCGGACGGAGCAAAAGAAAACCTTTGTTGAACTCATGCGTACAGGGGATTTACCGGTGTGGTTGGCCTACAAGGTAGCCGAGGCAGGTATCGGGTATCATGACAGACGTTGGTGCTTCGATGGACCCGTAGAGAACTCCATCCTCGAAGATAGCAATGAAGTGGAGATCTGGACCAAAGCTGGCGAGAAAAAGAAGCTGCGCCCGCGGTGGTCAGACGCTAGAGTCTATGCAGATCACCAGGCGTTAAAATGGTTCAAGGACTTTGCAGCTGGAAAGAGATCAGCCTCTGCCATAATAGAGGTGATGGGGAGAATGCCAGATTTCCTTGCGGAAAAGACCCTGAATGCTGTGGATAACTTGTATGTGTTGACTACGAGTGAAAAAGGGGGGAGAGCTCACAAGGAGGCTCTAGAAGAGCTGCCCGAGACAATAGAGACCGTGATCTTGATATCAATGGTGATGGTGGCGTCAGCAGGAATGCTGACATTCTTCTTGTACCGGAAAGGAGTCGGAAAGACAGGCCTGGGCGTCCTAGTTTTGGGCACCGTGACCCTTCTTCTATGGATGGCGGAGGTGCCGGCCACAAAAATAGCAGGAGTCCTACTCATATCGTATCTTCTCATGATAGTGCTCATACCAGAGCCAGAGAAACAGCGGAGCCAAACAGATAACCATCTAGCAGTGTTCCTCATCTGCGTGCTGCTGTTAGTCTCAGCCGTTTCAGCGAATGAGATGGGATGGCTAGAAGTGACAAAGCGCGATATAGCGACTGTGCTAGGGAGGGAAGCCGTAGAGACAGAGCGGACAGAGTGGAAGAAGGAGTATTTGACAATGGAGATTAGACCGGCTACAGCCTGGGCTGGATACGCGGGAGCCACTGTGTTCCTGACACCTCTCTTCAAGCACTTGGTGACAACGCAGTATGTGAGCTTCTCTCTGATGGCAATCACCGCACAGGCTAGTTCACTCTTTGGTTTGAGTTCTGGGTACCCCTTTGTGGGGATTGATCTATCTGTGGTGCTCCTACTCTTGGGGTGCTGGAATCAACATAATGTACCAACAACAGTGACAACTATCATTCTTTTGGTCCTACACTACGCCTTCTTGATTCCAGGGTGGCAGGCTGAAGCAATGCGCCAGGCCCAGAAGAGGACGGCCGCTGGAGTGATGAAAAATGCAGTGGTCGACGGAATAGTGGCGACTGACATCCCTGAAATTGAGGCTGCTTCCCCACTCATGGAAAGGAAACTGGGACAGATCATGCTTGTGGGGACGTGTGCATTGGCCGCTTTCTCAAATCCCACCACAATGACCATAGTGGAATGCGGCATACTGCTGACTTCAGCTCTAGCCACCCTCATTGAAGGAGCAGCCAATGTTGTTTGGAACTCGACCGTAGCAGTAGGAGTCTGCCATCTGATGAGGGGTAGTTGGCTAGCCGGAGCGTCTATAGCATGGACCATCATGAGAAATATGGAGACCCCAAAAGTAAAGAGAGGAGGGGGAACGGGTCCAACACTAGGAGAAGTGTGGAAAGCTCAATTAAACCAACTGACGAGAGAAAGCTTCATGGCGTATCGCAAGGACGGAATTTTGGAAGTTGACAGGACGGAAGCAAGAAGGGCCAGGCGTGACAACAATAAAACAGGCGGACACCCCGTGTCCCGAGGCACAGCCAAGTTAAGATGGATGGTAGAAAGGGGGTTTGTAAGGCCACAAGGAAGAGTAGTTGATCTGGGCTGTGGAAGAGGAGGATGGAGTTACTATGCTGCAACTCTCAGACATGTTCAAGAAGTGAAGGGCTACACCAAAGGAGGACCTGGCCATGAAGAGCCAGTACTAACACAGACTTATGGGTGGAATTTGGTCACGATGAAGAGTGGAGTCGATGTCTTCTACAAACCAGTTGAGAGCTTCGACACTGTGCTGTGTGACATAGGCGAATCCTCTCCTAGTGTGTCGGTAGAAGAAGCCAGGACCATCAAAGTGCTTGACATGGCAGAAAACTGGATTAGATCGAGTGGAAGAGAGTTTTGTGTCAAGGTCCTTTGTCCTTACACCCCAAAGGTGATCGAGAGGTTGGAAAGGTTGCAGCGCATCTATGGAGGAGGCTTGGTCAGAGTACCCCTTTCTCGCAATTCAAACCATGAGATGTATTGGGTGAGCGGTGGAACTTCCAACATAGTGAACGCTGTCAATTCAACGTCGCAAGTGCTTCTCCAAAGGATGCAGAAGGACAGACACAGGGGGCCTAAGTATGAGGAGGATGTGGATTTGGGAACTGGAACACGATCCGTGACAAAGCCAACGCCTTTTAAGGACACAAGGAAAGTGGCCGACAGATTGAAGCGCCTTCAGGAAGAGCATTCTGCCACATGGCATTATGACACCCAACATCCATACAGGACTTGGACCTATCACGGAAGCTATGAAGTGCAAGCAACAGGTTCAGCCAGCTCAATGGTGAATGGGGTGGTAAAACTTATGTCGAAACCATGGGACAATGTGCAAAACGTCGTCACAATGGCTATGACAGACACCACACCATTTGGCCAGCAACGGGTGTTCAAGGAGAAAGTGGACACCAAGGCCCCTGAACCTCAGGCTGGAGTTCGGAAAGTCATGAACGAGACCACAGACTGGTTGTGGGACTTTCTCTCAAGAGACAAAAAACCCCGCCTTTGCACAAGGGAAGAGTTTGCATCGAAAGTCAGGAGCAATGCTGCCCTGGGAGCAGTCTTTCAGGACGAGAACCAGTGGAAGACAGCAAGAGAGGCTGTGGAAGACGAGAGGTTCTGGGAACTGGTGGAAGAAGAGAGACAAGCCCATTTGTCAGGTCAGTGTAAGACGTGCGTCTACAACATGATGGGAAAAAGAGAAAAGAAACTGGGAGAATTCGGAAAGGCCAAAGGGAGTAGAGCCATATGGTACATGTGGTTGGGTGCCAGATTCCTAGAATTCGAAGCACTAGGGTTCTTGAATGAAGATCATTGGATGGACAGAGAAAATTCACTGGGAGGCGTAGAAGGAAAAGGCTTGCAAAAACTTGGCTACGTCTTGAGGGACATCTCCCGGAAAGAAGGCGGGAGCATGTTCGCTGACGACACAGCAGGATGGGACACCAGAATCACAGTAGCAGACCTCGAGAATGAAGCAAAGATCTTGGATAGGATGGATGGTGACCACAAGAGACTGGCTAGGGCAATAGTGGAGTTGACATACAGACACAAGGTGGTCAAGGTCATGAGACCCTCATCATCGGGCGGAACGGTCATGGACGTGATTTCCCGAGAGGACCAGCGTGGTAGTGGGCAAGTTGTTACATATGCCCTGAACACCTTCACAAATCTTGCCGTGCAACTCATCAGATGTATGGAGGGGGAAGGCTTAATAGGCCCTGAAGATGTGGAGGACCTGAGAAAGGGAAAGCTTCCGACCATCAAGAACTGGCTTTTGAAAAATGGGACGGAACGGTTGTCAAGGATGGCTGTGAGTGGAGATGATTGTGTGGTGAAACCCATTGACAACAGGTTCGCCACGGCTCTGCACTTCCTCAACGGGATGTCTAAGGTCAGGAAGGACATACAGGAATGGAAGCCTTCAATCGGCTGGAACAACTGGCAAGAAGTCCCCTTTTGCTCACACCACTTCAATGAGTTGATTTTGAAGGATGGTAGGTCAATAGTGGTTCCATGCAGAAACCAGGACGAACTCATCGGACGAGCAAGAGTATCTCCAGGAAGTGGTTGGAATGTCAAGGAGACCGCATGCTTGGGAAAGGCGTACGCTCAGATGTGGCTACTCATGTACTTCCACAGGAGGGACCTCCGTCTCATGGCAAACGCAATATGTTCAGCAGTTCCAGTCGACTGGGTCCCAACAGGGAGGACAACCTGGTCTATCCATGGAAAAGGTGAATGGATGACCACGGAAGACATGCTGCAAGTCTGGAACCGCGTATGGATATATGAAAACGAAGAAATGGAGGACAAAACACCCATAACTCAGTGGAAGGACATTCCCTATCTGGGGAAAAGGGAAGACCAGTGGTGCGGCAGCCTAATCGGACACAGAAGCCGGTCAACCTGGGCAGAGAATATTTACACCCCCATTATGCAAGTCCGCAATTTAATAGGAAACGAAAAGTTTGTGGACTACATGACATCACAGGTCAGATTCGGGGCAGGGGAAGAGCCCCGCGGGGGAGTGTTGTAAATTTGTGAAGTGAGGAGAGAGAGCGAACCCAGTACCGTCTCGGAGGGCTAGCTTTCTTTCCTTGATCAAAAAGAAAGAGTCAGGCCGCGGTCAGTAGGCAATACCGTCTCGGAGCCGTTTGACACACGCCATGGTAAAGACCATGCTGCCTGCGATTTGTATATAGTGTAAATAGCTTAAGAGGCATTGGTAGTCAGGCCAGCAAAGCTGCCACCCGAAGCTTGTAGAGGGTGCTGTCTGCGACAAGCCCCAGGAGGACTGGGTTAACAAAGCTAAAAGCCCCCACGGCCCAATCTTGGGAGGGCGTGGCCCAAGAGTAAGGACTAGAGGTTAGAGGAGACCCCGTGGAAATAGAAAGCCAAGGCCCAACTCTGGTTGAAGCTGTAGACCAGAGGGAAGGACTAGAGGTTAGAGGAGACCCCTTGGCAGTGAACGCAAATAAAAACAGCATATTGACACCTGGGATAGACTGGGAGACCCTCTGCTTATTTCAACACCAGCCACTCGGCACAGAACGCCGTAAGTGTGGCTGGTGGTGAAAATAAACACAGAGTCT